ACGACTGTGAGCGGTAAGAAAGCCTTTTACCAAATCTCCAGCGTTGTTTCTTCGGGAGCCAGCGTAGTGACTGTGGCTGTCGGCACAACCGACATCTTAGGTGCACCATTGCGCATCACTGACGCTGGATACATTACTCGTGCAGGTTGGAACAGTACGCTTGCAGAAGATGCAGGAACATTTGTTGCAGCCGCTACGTTGACGGCTACCACAACCACAGGTGATGTGCGCGGTACTTATTTACCCTCCTCGGCGGCAGATGGCATCAAACGTCTTGTGATGGGAATAGCACTTCCCGCAATTGCAGTTGGCCCAAATGCAACCCGTATTGGCGCCCTTGGCGTCACTCAAGCCTAAGGAGTAGATCATGCCTGTGCACATAACAACTGAAGATGACCGCAAAAAGCCTGAGCCACCTAAAGAGCCTGCGCCTGAAAAAGGCTACAAGCACGGTGGTAAAGCTGCCGGTGGCTTTAAAAGTGAGCCTAAGATGAAAACAACTGAGCCTTCAGTTGACGAAGTCAAAATGAAAAAAGGCGGTCATGCAAAGAAAATGGCTATGGGTGGTGCGCCTATGATGGACCCTCGCATGATGCCATCTCGCGGTCGTCGCGGTGCAATGCCTATGGCACGCCCACCAATGCGCCCTGCAGCACGCTCGGCACCTGTTGACCCACGTGAAGCAGCAGCAATGCTGGCAAGTCGTGGCGCAGGTCGCCCGATGATGAAAGAAGGTGGCAAAGCTGATATGGCGCAAGACAAAGCTATGGTTAAGAAAGCTTTTAAGCAGCATGACAAGCAAGAGCACAAAGGCGGTAAAGGCACTGATTTGAAGCTTAAAAAAGGCGGCATGATGGCCGGTGGCGCAATGCACATGATGCCTAATGGCAGCATGATGCCTAACGCCGCTATGAAAGACGGCGGTATGGCTATGGTTGAAAAGAACGGGAAGATGGTTCCTGACTTTGCTGCTGACGGTAAAGGCAAGATGAAAAAAGGCGGCATGATGGGCGGTGGCGCAATGCATGCATACAAGACCGGTGGTGTTGTACAGCATTACAAAGACGGTGGCCACGCCGCCATGACTTGTAAGGATGTTGGCGGCTTTGTAAGCAAGAAAAAGCTCTCATCGTGCTAATCAAGCAGGGGCTTTGGCCCCTGCTTTCTTTGGAGATAAATTATGGCTGATGCAGTCACAAGTCAAACATTGTTGGACGGCGAACGTCTGGCAATCATGAAATTTACAAACATCAGTGACGGCACTGGTGAGTCTGCGGTTTTGAAAGTAGATGTTTCTGCGTTAACGCCAAGCGCATCTGGCGCTGCGTGTGACAGGGTCACGGTGACCAAGATTTATATTGCCAATCACGGCATGGAAGTCAGGATGCTTTTTGACGCCACAACAGATGTGCCGTTCTTTCTGTCTTCACCCGGAGCAACGCAGACATTGGACTTCACGGGCTTTGGCGGTATTACCAACAACGGCGGCGCGGGCGTAACGGGTGACATTGTGTTTAGCACGGCTGATGCCTCTTCCGGTGACACCTACTGGTGCATCTTGGAGATGGTCAAGGGGTACGCGTAATGCCTAGCAAATCACCTGAGCAACGCCGCCTGATGGCGGCAGCAGCACACACTAAGGGCGGGTTTGGTGGCGTGCCACAAAAAGTTGGCAAAGAATTTGTCAAAGCTGACAAAGGTATGAAGGGCGGAGGCCTATATGAAAACATTCATGCAAAGCGTGAGAGAATTGCGGCAGGCTCTGGTGAGCGTATGCGTAAACCTGGTAGCAAAGGCGCGCCAACTGCTGGAGACTTTAAAGCTGCGGCTAAAACAGCCAAAATGAAAAATGGCGGTGACCCTGTTTTGTCTGTTAGCCGCGGCGAAAAGCTGCCTACAAAACAAGGCGCAGGGTTAACGCAAAAAGGTCGTGACAAGTTCAATAAGGCTACAGGCAGCAATCTTAAAGCGCCACAGGCAAAAGGCCCGCGGCATGACTCTTTTTGCGCTCGCATGAGTGGCATGCCCGGCCCAATGAAAGATGACAAGGGCCGCCCCACGCGCAAAGCAGCATCACTCGAACGCTGGCATTGTGCCACAGGTGGAAAAGTTTCAACTACTAAAAATTGGTAGCGTATGGCAACAAGTGGTACTGTTGGCGAAACCGTTATCACTGTCCAAAATCTGATCGACAGTGGTGCACGACGTGCCGGAAAGCTTGCTGAGGAGCTTAGCGTTGAGCAAGTACAAGCTGCAAAGCAAAGTTTGTACTACCTGCTTTCTAATTTGGTCAATCGCGGCATTCAGTACTGGTGCATCAACAAAGTGGTCTATGGGTTGGTGCCTGATCACTACATCTACACGTTGCCTGCAGGCGTCAACGATGTTCTTAATGCAAACTATCGTACTGTTACGCAAAACACGACAGGTGGGTACAGCTCTTCAGGCAATTCTAGCTACGCCTTTGACGGGCAATACACCAACATTTGCCAGCTGACTACTAACACCGGCTACATTGGCATCAGCAATGGCGCAGGAAGCCCTGTTTACATTGGCACAGTAGGCATCTTGCCTGCCATATCAGGCTCAGTAACGCTGGTCATTCAGTACTCACAAGACAACACCAACTGGACTACGGCATACAGCCCTGGCGCCACAACTTGGGTTGCAGACACTTGGATTTACTACGACTTGGACCCATCTGCAACTGCGCCGTATTGGCGAATTTTGCAATCAGCAGGGGCCAACATGGGCGTCTACCAAGTTGTGTTTGGCTCCAATGCCACTGAGATCCCTATGGCAAGGATGAATCGTGATGACTACACGAACTTGCCTAACAAGAACTTCACCAACAACTACCCGCTGCAATACTGGTTTGACCGCACGATCCCGCAGCCATCGATGTACCTTTGGCCTGCGCCTGCGATCTACTCACCTCAGGTTGTGGCTTGGTGTTCATTTTATGTGCAGGATGTAGGTTCCCTCTCAGGGTCCATTCAAATTCCCCAGCGATGGTATCTGGCCATCCAGAATATGCTTGCGCATCAGATGGCTATGGAACTCCCAGGTGTACCTGAAAGCCGTGTAGCGTATTGTGAAGCGCAAGGCGAAAAATACTGGTTCCAAGCTGAGCAAGAAGAACGCGACAAGTCGCCAATTTATTTTGCCCCTAACATTAGCCCGTACACAAGATGAGCGTCTGGCTTGATACTCGCGGCAACACTGTTTTATCTATCGCCATTTGCGATCGATGCAAAATGAAGCGTGCGTATTCTGACATCTCAATGGACCGTAATACTCCGGGTCTCAGAGTTTGTAATAATGGTTGCAATGATGAACGCGACCCTTACCGCTTACCTGCACGCCAGCCTGAAAAAATTGCTATTCGTTTCCCACGTCCTGATGCACCGCTCGACCCCAATGATCAGGCTATTACGACTGACCCCAATGTGGTCACTGCGCCTAACCAAACGGTCACTGGCACAACTGCAGGTGAATACGGCATTGCACCTGAAACCTCTCAGGACGATCTCAATGGCAACCTTGATAACTTGAGCCCATAATGTCCAACGTGCGCATATCCGAACTCCCACCAGCGCCTAATGCACTAACAGGTTCTGAATTGGTGCCTGTTGTCCAAAATGGGCAAACTGTGCAAACAACAGTTAGTGCTGTTCAATCTAGCCCCACGCTTACACAAACGTTCCTCACAACTACAAATCAGCCATCGCTTGCAAACAGCAGATACCTTGCTGCTGGGACTGGACTCAATCTAACTGATGGCGGCGCACAAAGCACCATGACAGTTGCCCTTACAGGGGCGCCTGCCAGTTTGGTGTCTGCCGGCAATGGTTTGCTTGCAAAAACCAATTCTACGACCCTGGCTGCACGAACTATCAGTGTAAGCGGTGGTCTGAGTATCACAGATGGCAATGGGGTGAGTGGTAACCCTGCTATATCTACTACAGGCCTTCTCAGTGCACTTGCGGCAACCAGCGGCACGGGCTTGCTTGCAACAGCAGGTGGCACAACACTTACGCCTGTCACCATAGCAGGCACTGCAAACGAAATTGACGTTGCAGCAGGCAATACGTTGCCTGTTATTGGGCTTGCAGACAATCCTGTAATTCCTGGCACTGGAGGGGTTGTTGTGCCAGCAGGAACAACAGGCCAACGCGGGGCATCTACGCTAGGAAACTTTCGTTACAACGCAACATTAGGCTTGTTTGAGGGATACAACGGTGCTTGGAACTCATTTGCCGCAGGCTCTGGCGTTACATCCGTAGCAACTGGAACTGGCTTAACGGGTGGCCCAATCACCTCAACAGGGACAATCAGCATTGATGTGACTGGGGTTACGGCGGCTTCCTACGGCTCTGCAACTCAAGTCGGAACCTTTACGGTCAACGCCCAAGGTCAATTGACTGTCGCAAGTAACGTCACCGTTACCCCTGCGGTTGGTTCACTTACAGGGCTGGGTACTGGCGTTGCCACCGCGTTGGCAGTCAATATAGGTTCCGCTGGCTCGTTTGTTGTAAATGGCGGCGCACTGGGTACGCCATCAAGCGGCACCTTGACCAATGCAACTGGGTTGCCACTGACCACAGGCGTTACAGGAACTCTGCCCGTCCTCAATGGC